TATCCCTGTGCGCGTATGTACGAAGTCTGGTTTGTACTTCCTGTGCATAGTGTAAGGGACATCAAATGGTTCATACTTAAACTTACGCTTTGGTGCTATGGCTGCAAATGAAGCCTCTAGCCCTGACCTGTAAATACTCCCTTTACGTGATCTCTTGGACTTTAGGCTCATTGGCTACCTCCGTCAAGAACCGTGGGCCTGTAGAGTACAGGAATGTGCGTAAGTCTGGATAGCAAGAACGCTTGAAGTGACAGTAGGAGCAACCTATTGGCAGCTTCATGTTACCTGACTTACCATCAGGAACAGGGTCATTACAAAACTCAGGTGGCTCTGGCTGCTGTACAACCGCCTTTACGTGCTTGATACGTTCTACTATGTCTTCCTTCAAAACTTCGTACACAGGCGCTTGTGTGTCTTCTAGGTCATACTTTAGGAAGGCGAGGTGTCCGTTTTGCTTGTCCATTGCAAGCCAGCCTACCTCTGTGTCACCTTCAGACTTAGCGTATCCTTTGATCTGGTCTATATAACCAAAAGGATCATCAAAAGCCAGCGTAGCGTTCTTGAACTTTTTAAATCCAAAACTACTGGTTGATTTAACATCCGTAAGCACTCCATCAATCTTACAGTCCATGCTCCCTACAATTCCTTCCACTTCAGCTTGGGCCTGCTCATGGCTAACAGTGTGGCCTGACAGCCTGACCAGTAGCAGCAGCATTTCCTCAATCAAATGTCCGTACAGGAACTTGACTAAGTTATTTGGCTGCATTGGTTCCTTTGGCCCTACGTTATTGTAGTGGTTCCAGAGGTACCTATCGTCCCTGCCAATGTTGGACATACGTAGCTTACGTGCATCAAAGTTACCACGGTTGGTAAACTCCTTACGCATTAAGTCCTTGACTGCCTCGCCAAACTTCTCAATCTCTGCTTCAGCGTCTACAGACCTGGCTACATTCTTGGTCTTTACCAATTTGTAAATGTCATCGACCAGCGTATATGTTGTCTTCATTTTGTTTCTCTATGGTCTATAAACCTAAGTTTACGTGTGATTGGATTGAAACCAAGTTGGACAATATTCAAATCCTTTTGAAGCTGGCTCCTAGTGTGGGATGTATGTGAATAGTTCCCTTCCCCTACTTTCTGTTCTTGGAATGTTTTAACATCTATCAAAAGCGTTTCTCCTGTTTCTAAGTTAACTCCAATAAGGTCGATAGGCCCAGTGCAGCCAGCGTTTCTGAATACTTCATACCCTTCATCCCAAAGCCAAGTTACTGCGTAGTATTCTGCCAAGTCACCCTTTCGGTTACTGTCAACATCAATGTGTCTCTGACCAGTTGCTACCGACATTGTATTCTCCTGTTAGTGGACATCTCAATCTGTAATGTAGACCAGCAGCCTCTATGCAAGACACTGCTAATCTCCCGTACTTATCTTCCTGACCCTGTGCTACTTCAGCCTGCACTTCATCGTGAATGTTACCTACAAAGTTATAGTCCAGCCTGTACCCCTGTGCATATTCATCTAGGATAACCAGAGCTTTCTTCATAACTATAGCACCAGCGCCCTGTAGTAGCGTGTTCAGTGCTGAGTGTGCGCTACGCACCTGTAGCTGCCTTCCGTCTAGTCCTTTAAGGTATCCTCCTTTAGCTTTTGCTGCAACTCTTTCAGTAAGATCCCTAAGTGTTGGGAGACCATTAAGGAATCTTGCTCTAAGCGCAGAGCCAGTACGCGCATTTCCCCCGACAATCGTACCAAGTTTTGCATCTCCTGCACCGTATAGGAAGGCATATATGAAAGTTTTAGCCTGATCTCTCGATTCAAGTCCTGCAAGTCTTTGATTGGCTGTGTGAATATCTCCGTGGAGAATTTCATTGGTGTACTCCTTATCTCCCATGTAGTGCGCCAACATGCGTAGTTCTAGTCCACTGGCATCAAAGCCGACCAGAGAGTACCCTTCCGGTACAGTCCAGCATGACCTGCACTCTTTACCGTATGGAGCGCGGGAGGCAGGCACCTGTGCCAGATTAGGCTCTGAGTGTGTCATACGGCCTGTTACAGCGCCGTTGGTGTTCACTCTGCCGTGTACTCTACCGTCATCGTCAGCGGCGTCTATCCAGCTTTTTATCTGTGCTACACGCTTCTGTACCATCAGGTACTCCGCTATCAGTTGCGCTTCCGGTATGTCAGTGATATTAGACAGTACAGACTCATCTACAATGGCGTGTCCCTTCTCTGTAAACTTTGTGGGCTTCCATCCAAAATGCTGTAAGTATCTGCCGATCTGCTGCCGTGATCCTAAGTTAAACTCAGGGAAGTCAATGCGACTAAACGGGCCACAAACGTCACCCCACTGCTCACCTAGAAACTTTAGACCTACGGCAGAGAGCGTATGATCTTTCTTACACCGTGGCGTAACTTCCTTGATAAATGTAGGGAGAGGACGAAAGGTGTCCTGTACTTTGTCTTCCAGTTCATATTTTTTTTCCTTTAGCAGAGCTAATAATTGATGTGCATATTTTAGATCCAGTAGCCAGCCTATCCTGACCTGTCTGGCGGTTATCCGCTGCACCTCATGTTCTAGTTTTATTGAGTCTATCTCAAAACCATCCAGTTCTTTTAGTAGGTGCTGGTACAGTTTTTCAGTTACTTCAACATCGCGTACACAATACTTTTCCATCTCAGGTGACAAGCATGACCAGTCAGTATGGTCGCCCTTAGAAAACCCAAGACGCTCGCCCCATGCGCGTAGGCTGTGTCCTCCATCGCGGTTAGGACTACTCAGGCGTGACATGACCAGCGTATCCTGTACGCGCTCACGGTCTACCTTGATTCCCCATAGGCGCTCCAGTACAGGCAGGTCAAAGCCATATAGGTTCTGTCCTACTACTGGGAACGTGCCTTCCAGCGCAGCAGCCAGAGACTCAGCATCGTAATGCTTACGTACCTCACCGTCCTGCTTTGTTACTGCAATCCAGATGACACTGGGGTTTAGCCCATCAGTCTCAATATCTAGGTACAGTTCGCTGTTAGAAGTCATCGTCTACATCCTTGGGTGCCGCTACTTCAGCCATGCGCCCCGTTGTCCTGTCGTACTTCAAGTAGCAGGCTGCTCCTGTCAGCCCAGCGTAGCGATTCTTTAGGATACGTACTGTAGTTGTGTTACGCTTATCCTCGTCCTCGTCCTGCTGGTTACGCTCCAAGCCAATCACCATGTCCGACAGTTGCGCTATCGCCTGTGAGCCTCGCAACTCACTCAGGCTGATCCTGCCTCCGTCCTCATGTGGCTTGCCTGTGGTACGCTTTAGGTGCGACACCAGAAACAGTCCCACACCTAGCTCCTGCACCAGTGTACGCAGGTTAGTCATAATAGCGTCGATAGCCTTACGCTCGTCCCCGTTCTCCTGTGCTGACACTACGATGGATAGGTGGTCGAGTATGATCCACTTACAGTCCAGCGCCTTAGCCATGTGGCGTATGCGAGACAATAGTTTGTCCTCGCTTGTACTGCCCCAATGGTCAAACAGATAGAACCGTCCAGTACCTAGTGTTTGCTCCCAGAATGGGAACGCAGCGTCGGAGTCTAAGTCTTCCTCTAGGTGCAATGGGCAGTCGGCGGCTACCGACATGATGCCCAGAGCAGTCCTCGCTACGTCTTCCTCAAGCGCAAGTATGCCAATGTTGTCCTCTGTGGAGTTAAGTAGGTAATACTCTAGCTCCCTGACAATCTGTGACTTACCCATGCCTGATCCACTGGTGATGGTCACTAGCTCGTATGGCCTGAATCCCTTGGTCATGTCGTTAAGACCTTGCCACGGATACGGTATAGACTTCACCTTCATCTTGCCAGTAATGGCGTCCCATGTGTCCTTACCACATATAATGCCATCGGGCTGATAAGATTTAGAGTCCCACCATGCCGACACAAAATCCCGTACCTTGTTGGCTACTAGCATCTCGCTAGCGTCCTTCATAGGCAGCGTACAGATTTTTAGCTTGCTGGGGCTGAATATGTCTTTGATCTCGTCAATGGCGGT